ATGTCTGAGAGTTGACCATGCATATCCCATAAAGCATCTTCTGCTTTTACGACTCTGTTTTTAGTTTTTGTTTTCATGTTTTACTCCTTTTATTAGTGTTGTTAAATATTAGGTAAAAATACCTAGTATCTAAATTATATTATTATGCTATGTTGTCAATAGGTAGATGTAACTTTTTTCATGTTTCCTGTTATGCCTACCTTTTATTGGTGGAAATATAGGGAGGATTGGTTCAGCCACGAGTTCTGATTCTCCCTTTTGGTAAGGAGAAAAAGCAATGGAATATATATTTACAATAATCTTGGCACTCAATATCGCCAACCCAGACAATCTAAAGTTTATCAATGCAACAATCGAGAACAATAAAAAGTATGAATGTGAGTTTAAGTGGAAAGGCATATCGCCTGTCATTGATCGACCCGCCATCACATTTTTTGGCTACACCGCTTTCAAACAGGAGTGTAAATGATGCGACAACTTAACGTCCGTATTGATGAAAAGACGTACGAAAAACTTAAACGACAATCAAAGACACAGAGAATATCGATGAACAGACTTGTCGATCACTTTGTCAGCGAGGGAATAAAAACCTCCAATGTATTAAAGAAAGTTATCGGTCAATGATCGAACCATTTATCATAACCTTTTGGGTGGAATTGCATGGTCGGTTATATCACAAACGATTGAGCAGATCCTTTAATGATTGTGAAGCAATAGTAGAAAAATTGTACAAAGAGTTCGAGGACAAGGAAGAAAAATTAATTGCAGTTAAGTGCGATACCTTCATGGATTATCGCCATAAATACGATCTGTTTGGACGACCCAGAGGGGATATATGATGAAGCAAATCATAAATGATCAGGGAATAATTGTGGATGAGCATGGCGTACCCATAAAAGATCACAAGGGAAAAGAAATCATAGTGCCTTTGGAATACAGATATCACTATCAGATCTATGAAAGTAACAATGAGTAAGTATAAAAACATCGTTACCACAATCGATAACATTCGGTTTCATTCAAAGAAAGAAGCGAACCGCTACCGAGAGTTATGTCTGCTTAATAAATCTAAACTCATCTCCGATCTGGAGCTGCAACCAAACTTTAAAATCACAATCAATAATAAATTTATCTGTAATTACAAGGCGGACTTTGCCTACAAACAGGACGGAGAAGTGGTCTACGAAGACGTAAAAGGATTTAGAACACAAGTCTATAAATTAAAAAAGAAACTCACCGAAGCTCTACACAACGTAACGATTAAAGAAATATGAAACATTATATCCAATGCACAGTGTGTAAACACAAAAAATATTATGAAACAAAAGACCAAATACTAAGTGAACTTCGCATGATCCCCTCTTCCAATCATAAAGTCATCTGCGATCAATGTCATAATGAAGGACGATCACATGGGTAAAGTCATTATGTTTCCAAAACAATTTGTGCATTGCCACATCTGTAAAGAAGTAGATTACGAATGCGATAAGGAATGTTACGAACAATTCTGTCAAGAACGTAATATAAATATTCACTCAGTTTGTTTTATCTGTCCTAAATGTGCAGAGAAATCACTCAAGAATGTAAAACAAATACCCTCTAGAACGGAATATAAGAGTCGTCAGGCAACAAAAGAGGTGCGACATATACATAACTACTCTGGAGAACTTCCTTGCGATACAGAGAAACATCATGAATAGAAATAGTGAAACGTATCAATTATTAGCAACCGAAGCTGTTGAGTTTTTATATTGGTGTATGCATGATCAGAAGTTAAGCATTAAACAAATACAAAAAAGATATCTTAAAAAAGAACCCGCTTGTCTTAGCTATGGTGGATTATTACAACAACTCATTAATGATCATGTCAAAAGCTACGAAGCAATAGCAACCAAAGAATTAAAAGAATCGGATTATGTCTAACCTCGCCATGAATAAACCTACAGATTACGAAGAAAAAAGAAGAAAAAAGATTCTCAGTAACGGAAAGCATGACGTAGTGTCTATCTATCAAGGCGGACCATTCACAGTTGTACCCAGACGAGCATTAAACGATAAACGTATCTGTCGTCATCCCCAAACATACCTGGTGTTATCCGTATTGTGTTCCTGTGCAGATAATTACACAGGAGTCTGCTTTCCCACCTACGAGTATATCGCCAGACAAACACAAAGTAATAAAGGGAATATCTCAAAAGCAATCAATAAACTCATGGATTGGGGATACATCAAACGACTTCGCAAAGGTTCACCACTGTATCAAAATGTCAAACATAAATCATCTATCTATAGAATATTATATGACCCATTGGCATCTGATAATGAGGTAAAATCAAACGCTCTCAACAACGATCCTAATCGACAAAGAATAGAACAAAATGAAACAATAAAACACCTGGAGAAACACATGAAAAAAGACCAAACAAGTTGTTCTAAGGACAACTCAAAAGTTGTTATTAAGACAACTAAATCTAGACTCATAGAACTAGACTCAGTTAATAATAATAAATATAGCTCTATGTCAAATGTAAATGAAATAGAACTGATGAAGTTATTCAAGGATGTACATTATGAAATCTATCAATCTCAATTCAAACCAGATAGAAAAGATTGGGAACAAATGACTAAGATCATGTCCTACAAAATACCAGGTAAAGTTCTCATGGTTACAATTAAAAGAATGTTATTGAAGTTTCAGAATAAGAAACAGAAGCTGCCCACTTATCCTCTAGCGTTGGTACTGAGTATGCTAGATGAGAAGGAAGGAACACCCATGGACATAGTCAAAGACCTCGCAAAGAAACTAAAGAGGATGAAGCGATGAATAAATTTAGCAAACCTAGACTTGACTCTAGAAATGCAAAACAAAATTATATGCACTACGCTGACTCTACGCTAGAAAAAAAAAGTGTTTGCCTAGCAGTGCGTATAGTGGGGGGTGGGGGTGCGTATAGTAGTAGGGGTATCCCACAAAAATATTTTTCAACTTTTAACCAGGAGCTTTTATGAAAGAAAAAATGAATATCACTTGTCCTCGCAATGGTAAGGACGGGAAAACTATTTGGCATACGATTGGTACTGCTTTTAAAAATGAGAAAACGGGTGGCTGGGATTTGCTATTTAACTCCCTACCCTTACCTGAGATGAACGATCGAGGACAGTTGGTAACGAGAGCGATGTTACTTAAACCAAGAGAAAATACGAATGAACAACCTTCGCCAAATCCGCAGAGGTTTCCGAGTGATATGGATTACTAAATGGTGAAACGTGTTCTTCCTAATCTCAAGAACTTTGCTTCTGTTCGTCAGATCAAACGAAGGATCAAGGGTAGTGAAGTTATTTATCAGAATCGAGAAGCGTTAGCGCAAGAGCTGATTAATTTGGGTACTGCGAATATTACGGACATTGTGTCTTGGGATAAGGATGAAGAAGGCAAGACGATTACGGAGGTCAAGGACATTAAGGATATACCGAAGTCAGCATTGGGTGCGATCAAGAGGATTCGTATTTTACAAGATGGCACGTTGGATATTGAAATGATTGATAAGGTGAGAGTGTTGCAAATGTTAGCGAAGTCGGCTGGGCTGTTGGATGCAGAACAAGATGCGGATAAACCAGCGGTGATTGATATTAAGATGGTAGGACCGAAAGATGACAACTAACATACCAGGACTCAAAATTAAGTTGTGTAGTAAATGTGGAGCTGAAACAAAAGTATACAGCACTTTTGGTAAATTTAAATGTAAAGTTTGTATTGATAAATATAAAACAGGTTTTAAAGGACACTCTGGAATGATTTATAATAAAAACACATCAACACCATTATCTTTGTTTGATGAAGGATTAAAATTAGAGCGTGTTAAAAAATCAAACAATTTATTTGTTAAATGGTACATAGAACACTATCCACAAAGCAAAGGAATCGTAGGAAGGCAAATAAATTATTTAATTTATGATGGACATTTTCCAATAGGTATTATTAGTGGAGCATCTCCACCTCTAAACTATTTACTATTCAGAAAATATTTTAAAGTTCAAAATGATTTTAAATTTTTAAATAATAATGTATTTAGGATAGTACACAAAACACAGGATAAAAATTTAGGAACAAAGATACTAAAATTGTTTAGAAAACAAATTTTTAAAGATTATAATCATAAATACAAAACTAATTTACTTGGTCTAATTACATTTGTTGAACCACCAAGAACGGGAGCTGTTTATAAAGCTGATAATTGGAAACCCCTAGGACAAACACAAGGTATAACAGTTAGAAGAAAAGGCGAGAATTGGTTTAAAAAAGAATACCTTAGAGGAGCAAAAAAATTAATATTTGCTTATAAATATCAATGACAACTAACATACCAGGATTAAAACTTGACTTTAGCAAATCGCCTACGATTTGGAAGTTTCTACAGGATAAATCTTTTGTTAGAGGATTGATTGGTCCTGTTGGTTCGGGCAAATCCTATGCGTGTTGTGCTGAAATTTTTAAAAGAGCGATACAACAAAAACCAAGTCCTAGAGATGGCATAAAATATTCTCGGTTTGTTATTGTCAGAAACTCATATCCGATGTTAAAAACCACTACGCTGAAAACGTGGCTTGAGTTATTTCCAGAACATATCTATGGTTCTGTTCATCATTCGCCACCGATTACACACCACATCAAACTTCCCTCTAGAGATGGAGCTGCTGGGATAGATTGTGAAGTAATATTTTTGGCACTCGATCAACCCAAAGACACAAGAAAATTATTATCACTAGAAATAACGGGTGCTTGGATTAACGAGTGCAGAGAATTACCAAAAGCAGTTATTGACGGGACAACCCACAGAGTCGGACGATACCCAAGCAAAGAAGATGGCGGACCAACGTGGCGTGGTGTTATTTTAGATACTAACCCTCCTGATGATGATCATTACATTTATCGTTTATCGGAGAAAGAACCACCGAGAGGAAAGTTTGCCTGGAAATTTTTTAGACAACCGCCAGGCGTATTCGAAGCTCAAGACGTTCCCAAAGAAATGCCTGAAGCTCAAGGATTTGTTTTTGGTGGCGGTAAATGGTGGCAGACTAATCCAAAAGCAGAAAATCTAAATAATCTTCCCGTTGGGTATTACGAACAATTACTAGGCGGAAAGAATCTCGATTGGATTCGTTGTTATGCAGAAGGCAAGTTCACTTACGTTCAAGAAGGTCGACCCGTTACACCAGAGTTTGATGATTCGACCATGACCGAAGATTGTGAAATTTTAGACGGAGTGCCTGTACAAATAGGATTAGACTTTGGTTTAACACCAGCTGCGGTATTTGCTCAACGAGATCATAAAGGTGTATGGCGAGTGATCCATGAAATTGTAACCTACGATATGGGATTAGAACGCTTTGCTATTTTACTCAAAGAAGATATAAATAGATTTTTTCCGAAACATGATATCGTCGTATTTGGTGATCCAGCGGGTTCGCAACGATCAACCTTGAATGAAGATACTTCGTTCGATCATTTAAAAACACATGGCATTATTGCCAAACCCTGTGCGACTAATAATTTTAAAACCAGACGAGAAGCACTTGCCATGCCGATGACCAGATTGATTGATGGTAAACCAGGATTCAGAATAGATCGTAAATGTGTTCGCTTGAGAAAATCTTTAGCGGGTGGTTATCATTTCAAACGAGTGGCAATCGGTGCGGGTCAAGAACGCTATAGAGATACACCCAATAAAAACGAACATTCGCATATCGGTGATGCAGCTCAGTATTGTTTACTCGGTTCTGAATATCGAACCATGACCAGAGGAAAGTCCAGACAGTTACAACCAATGGTAGCCAAGATCGACTTTGATCCGTTAGCCTGATGTTTACAACTATAGAACTAAATCACGCTTTGCGACTCGATGGAGAGCATACCAAACTTGTTCCGTTTCATTACACTCATTTAAAATTTATGGATTATCGAGAAGCAGAAAAAAAATTGTTTGAAAGTTTTCATGATTATTCAGAACGGATCAAAACCTATCCAATACAAGGATTATCATTCTCAGGGATGGTGGGAAAAAAGATTGTCTGTTGCTTTGGTTTGCTACCCATCTGGGAGGGTGTGTACGAAGCATGGCTGATCCCATGTTTACAAATAGGCGAACATAAATTTAAATTTCATAAAGCAAGTCTTAGATTTTTTAACTACACTGCCAAGAAACTAAATATTCATAGATTACAGATAAATGTGAGTAGGTATAATTACCTAGCATACAAATGGGCGTTGTCATGTTACTTTCTGGAGGAAGGTATTTTAAAAGAATATGGTCCAGACAAATCGGATTATTTTATAATGGCTCGGTTGTTTGGTAAAACAAAAAAGGAGTAGACATGGGCGGAATATTCTCAAGACCAAAAGCACCAGCAACCCCACCAGGTCCGAGTCAGGCAGAACTCGATGCGATAGCTCGTAGAGAAAAACTAGCAGAAGAAGATAAAGCAAGACAATCAAGAGAAATAGCTGCTCGTAAACGATCAAGAAAAAGAGGTGCTCAAGGTTTAATGACAGCATTCATTAATCGTACTCCAGAAGAGGATCAAGGTCAGAATACTTTAGGACCGAGAAGTAGAGCGTAATGAAAAAAAAATATATTAGAAACCCAAAGAAAAGAGAGGATCAAGATGCCCGAAGTAATGTACAAAAGTAATAACAAGATGATGAAAAAAAGTTTTCCGTACAACTCTAAAGGCGTTATGGAAGCGAAGAATTTTGCTAAAATGACAGGCGGTAAAATGAAAATGTCTGTCAATGAATCTCGTATGAAGTATGCTAAAAAAACATAAGAATCCAAAAGGAGGACTAACCGAAGCGGGAAGAAAATTTTTTAAACGAAAAGAAGGATCTAATTTAAAACCAGGTGTTAAAGGTGCAGCCAATACACCAGAAAAGATGCGAAGAAAAGGATCATTCTTGAGTCGGTTTTACGGGCGGTCTGACCTTCCCCCATTTAAAAAACCAAACGGAGAACCGACTCGGTTTGCACTAGCCGCAAGAGCTTGGGGAGAGTCTGCTCCAACCAATGCTCAAGCAGCTAGAAAGTTAGCAAGTAAAGGAAAGAATTTATTAGAACGATATCAAAATACTAAGAAAGCATAATGACAAAAACAATTAACATGACATACGACCAATTTATAAAATCAAGTGATAAAGGATTTAGAACCACATTTAAAAAAATGGGTATGTTAGGTGAGGTGTTCTTAACAGGAAATGGTGGGTCAGGTTATAAACGTATGTTTGAAAATTATAAAAAAGATGTGCAAAACAAAATTAGAACAAACCAAGTTAGATTTGTAGGATCAAGTCCTCGGTCAACAACTAGAAACCCAAGATTAAAAAGACGATCATTAATGAATAGAGCATCATGAATAAATTAACACCAAAACAACTAAAATCTAAATACGATAAAAACAATACCCATAAAGATAATTGGCGATCCATATACGAAGATGCTTACAGATATTCGCTGCCCATGAGAAACCTACATGACGGGTATTATGATGGCGATGTTCCTGGTCAGGATAAAATGTCCAGAGTGTTTGATTCTACTGCGATTGATTCGACACAAAAATTTGCCAATCGTTTACAATCAGGACTATTTCCACCCGCAGCCAGATGGTGTCGTCTAATACCAGGATCAGAAATACCAGAGGAACGAAAAATAGAAACCCAACAAATCCTCGATAGTTATGCTGATCGTATGTTCGATATCATGCGACAATCTAATTTTGACGCAGCTATGGGCGAATTTCTTCTTGAGCTTGCTATTGGTACCGCAGTCCTTCTTATAAATC